TAACATGGCTACATTAGGTGCATCAGGTGTTGTTACTAATATAGCTACAGTAGCCACTAATGTATCAGGTGTTAACAGTTTTGCAGATAGATACAGAGTAGCAAGTTCTGCTCCGTCTAGTTCTTTAGATGTAGGTGATTTATACTTTGATACAACAGCTAACGAATTAAAAGTTTACAAGTCAAGTGGTTGGGCGGCAGCAGGTTCTACTGTCAATGGTACTTCAGCTAGGTTTCACTATGATATAGGTAGTGCAGTAACAAGTGTAACTGGTAGTGATGCTAATGGTAATACACTAGCCTATGACGCAGGTTTTATTGATGTATATGTAAATGGTGTTCGTATGTCTACAGCAGACGTTACGATTACAAGTGGAGATACAGTTACTTTTGCTAGTGCTTTGGCTAGTGGAGATGAAGTTGATATTGTGGCATTTGGTACGTTTGCAGTGGCAAACATTGTATCTACTGGAGCTTTGAATAGTGGATCAATAACGAGTGGATTTGGTAACATTGATACTGGCTCATCTACGATTACAACTACTGGTGCTGTTACTACTGGTGCTTTATCTGCAAAAGGTGGAGCAGTATTTAACGAAGATAGTGCTGATGTGGATTTTAGAGTTGAGTCTAATGATGATGCAAATATGTTTAGAATTGAAGCTGCTACTAACAATGTTAAGATAGGTAGTAATGCAGGTAACTATGGACAACTTTCTATTAAAAATGAAAAGGCAGGTTCACAAGAAAGAGGTTTATATGTTGAAGTAACTCCTGCAAGTGGAACAAGCCCTAATAATGTCGCAGTTTTTGCTGCAACTAATTCCAACATGACACAGCCATTAGTTAGAATACATCACGAAAGTCCGACTGCTGACCAATTACTTTTACAAGCAACAACCACTGGCAGTAACACAGTAAAGTTTTCTGTAGATGAAGATGGAGATATTTATACGGCAGGTGGTGTATACTTAGGCGGCACTGGTTCAGCTAATTATNNGGAACTTGGACTGTTACGGATGCTAGTGGTGCAGGATTAACTTTTACACAAACAAGAACTGCTCAATATATTAAGGTTGGTAATATGGTTCATGTAAATGCTTATTTTGATTTTCCTTCTACATCAAATGGAACTGGTATTCTTTTGGGTGGGTTGCCATTCACACCTTTTAAAGTAGCTTATGGTTCAGGTAGAGTTCAATCAGTAGGAACATCAAATTTAGTTTTTCAGTTTAATGAAGGCAGTGCAAATATCTATATTATGCACCCTCATGCAGTAGTAACTAATGCCACTAATTCAAGTCAGTATGTTTTATTTAGTGGTGTATATCAAACTTCATAATTTTAAAAGAAGGAAAAAAAATGGCAATAGAAAAACAAATAGAAATAGCAAAATTAGAAATAGTTAATGGGTGGAATATACAAGTCGCAACGGATATGGTCATTAAAGAAGATGGTACTGAAATCAGTAGGTCAAGGCATCGCCACGTTCTACAACCATGCACATCATCAAAAGATAGTGATGACAAGTGGACACACACCGACACCGACATAAGTTCAGAAGCTACCGAAGTACAAGCAGTAGCCAATGCAGTATGGACAGATACAGTCAAAGCTAATTACAAAACATTCGTGGAAAGCCAAGAGGTCTAACAATGACTAGAGCAAAAGACATATCCAAGATACTTACTGATGCTGATATTAGTGGCACATTAGATGTTACTGGAGAAACTACTTTAGCTACACATCTTAATCTTGGTGATGGAGATATAATCAAACTTGGTGCTAGTGCAGATTTAACTATTCAACATGATGGTTCAGATAGTATTATTACTGATGCTGGTACTGGCAGATTAAAAATACAAGGAAGTCGTGTTGATATAAATAAAAGTGATGGCTCTGAGGGAATGGCAGCATTTATAGAAGATGCACAAGTTATTCTTTATCATAATAATGCAGTTATGTTTCAAACGACTTCAAGTGGTGTAGACATTAGTGGAACAATAGAAGCTGATGATAAAGTCACTATTGCTTATGAAGCTGGAAGTAGTGATTGGGAACTTGAATCTACCTCTGGTGATGATTTTACTATTTCAAGGAATGGTTCACAAAAGTTACTAATAGATGGAAGTACAAGCAACGTAGGTATAGGTACTAGCTCACCATCTTCTTTTAATCAATATGCAGATAATTTAGTAGTGGGTACGACTTCAGGAGAAAATGGAATTACGATTGCTTCAGGAACTGGTAATAGTGGAAGATTTGTATTTTCTGATAATACTACAAGTTCAGCATCTGCGTTTGTAGGTGCTATGGAGTATTCTCATGGCAGTGATGCTTTACATTTTTATACAGCAGGTTCACAACGTATGTCCATTCAATCAAATGGCAGAGTAAACATAGGTGTTAGTAATAGCACTGATACTGGATTTAGATTTTTTGCACCATCAGGTCAATCAAGTAAGGTTGCAGAATTTGCTAGAAGTGATGGTACTGGTTGTCATTTACCAATTGGTAGTACTGCTTTTACAGCTTCTTCAGATGAAACTCTTAAAGAAAACATAACTGAATTTAATAAGCAAACAAGTTATGACGATATAAAAAAAATGAGAGCAGTCACTTTTAATTATAAAGATTGGACTCTAAATGGAATTAATTATCAAGATGATAAAAAACGTATAGGTTTCATAGCTCAAGATTGGGTAACAAACTATCCAGAAATTATTGATAAAGACGAAAACGATAAACTATGTATGAAATACACAGAAACAATACCAGTTTTATTATCGGCTTTACAAAAAGCACAAGAAAAGATTGAAGCAATGGAAGCAAGAATAACAGCACTAGAAGGAGCATAAAATGGCTATAACATGGACAATATCATCAATGGATAGAGATATCACACAAGATGGAAAAGCTAATGTAGTAACAACTATTCATTGGAGAGCAAGTGATACAGACAGTGATGGGAATACTGGCTCATCATATGGCTCTGTAGGTGTAACATTGGGATCAGGTGCTTTTGTAGCATATGCAGATATCAAAGAGTCTGATGCAATACAATGGGCAAAAGATGCTCTTGGATCAGATCAAGTTACAGCAATAGAAACAAGTATTGCTAGTCAAATAGCAGAAATGAAAACACCGACAGTAGCAAGTGGAGTATCGTGGTAATGGCTGAACAAACAAACGTAATCAATATTGATGGCAAAGAATACAAGCAAGAAGATTTGTCTGTGGAGCAGATAAGACTAGTAAGCAAGATTGCCAAGTATCAGAAGCAAAGCAATGATCTCAAAGATGCTTTTGAAGATGCCAATATATTACAGCAACAATATCTCCAAGCATTAAAGACATCATTAAGCAATGATGAAACTACACAAGCTATGGAAAATTCAAAGGCAAGTTAATGGAGTTAGATGGCACATTGGTTTGGAACATAGTTATTACTCTAATCATTATGCCATTTGCTTGGGCATTTAATAAGATGTTTGCAGAAGTCAAACGTCTACAGATACTACTGAATAAGACAAGAGAAGAATACGCAACTAGAGATGATCTGCGTGATGCGTCTGGTCGTGTGATGGAGGCATTGCATAGACTAGAAGATAAACTTGATAAGGTTCTTAATGTGAGGTGACATTGTGCTTGAAATGTTAATGGTCGCAAATAGTGCCTTCGCAATTATAAAACAAACACTCGAAAATGGCAAAGATATAGCTTCAGCAGGATCTGCAATCTCTAATTTTGTAGGTGCAGAAGAAAAACTAAAGCAAGATTTACATAGAAAAAAGAATAGTATCTGGACTAACTTCTTAGGTAAAACTGACAATGATCTTGAGGAGTTCATGGCTCTTGAACAGATACGAGTCAAGCAAGAAAAACTTCGTGAGTATATGCAGCTTTATGGTCGTGCCAATCTTTATAAAGATTACGTTCAGTTTTGTGCTGATGCTCGTGTGGCAAGAAAAGAAGCACGAGTCAAACAAGAAAAACGTATAGAACATATTAAAGACATAGCTCTAAAAATAGTATTAGGTATATTAATTACTGCTTTATTAGCAGGTGTTGTGACTGTATTAGTAGTAATAGCTAAGAAGAGAGGTATAATATGACAGCATTTATGTTAGCTTGTTATCTTAATGGTGTGTCTCAAGGTGGGATATACTTTAGGAATGTCACTGACTGCACATTCTATACTAAATATTTAAGTGAACAATCATATGATAGTGCTACTGGTGAGAACGTAACATATAATTGTATATGTAAACTTGTGCCACGAGTAGACGAAGAGAAAGTGAGGGTATACTAATGATACAAGCATTGATAGGACCAATAGCAAATCTTGCAGGTTCATGGTTTGAAAACAAGATTGCTAAAACAAAAGCTGATGGACAAGCTAAAGTTGCAGAGGCAAAGGCTCGTGCTTCTGTCGCTGAGAAAGTTGCCGCAGGTGAGGTGGCTTGGGAAGGCAAGATGGCAGATGCTTCCAACGATTCTTGGAAAGATGAATTTGCTTTGGTTGTCCTACTTGCTCCTGCCATTCTAGTTTTTATTCCCAGTATGAGAGAGTACGTCAAGGAAGGCTTTGCTGTACTTGCTGATTTACCTGACTGGTATCAGTATTTATTATACATTGCCGTGTCTGCAAGTTTTGGAATAAAAGGTGTGGGTCAAGCAGCCAAGATGATAAAGGGTAAGAAGTAATGGACATAGAACAATTTAGAGATGAACTAAAAAGAGACGAGGGTGTTAAGAACGAAGTCTACCTAGATCATTTAGGCTTACCTACTTGTGGGATAGGACACCTTATCACTGAATGGGATAAAGAATATAATGCTGAAGTTGGTACACCAGTGGCAGAAGAAAGAGTTAACGAACTTTTTGAAAAGGATCTGTCTGTTACAATTAGTGAATGTAAACATATCTATCAAGACTTTGATGTGCTACCAGTCAAGGTGCAACATATCGTAGCCAATATGATGTTCAACATGGGCAGACCAAGACTATCTCGTTTCCATAAGATGAAGAAAGCAGTCGATAATCGTGACTGGCATGAAGCTGCACTACAAATGCAGGACTCTAAATGGTATAATCAAGTACCTAACAGGGCAGATAGGCTTGTTCAAGAAATGAAAACTGTGAGTGAATAGACCATATTCTAGGGTACAATCATACTAGAGGGAGTGTTTACCCCCTCTGTATGAGGCTTAAATCAAGCATTTTTTTACAACTTCCTGCAGATTAGGTGGCAAATCAGCATGATCTGTAATTTTTGCAATTACTATACCATTTACGACTAACCACCATAAATCTTTAGTCTTATTCTTCTTTCAGGAGTAGTTTTATGGTTATATAGTTTCTCAATATTGAGTATGAAATCATTACGACTACCTTGATTGGTTAGCTTAGACGAGAAGTTCTTGAGTTTATTCTCAAAGATATTCCAGACGAATGAGTTATCATTCATTGCAGATATCATGGCATGAACAAAAGACTTCTTTCTATAATGCTCAAAGTATTCACCACAGCACTCTATGCACTTGGCAATCTTCTTACCTTTCTCAAGATCATGGATAACAAACTTTCCCTCTTTGAAACTTTGCATATCAAATCCGTTGCAGTAACCTTTGCCATTGAGCATGGCTAGTGAATCAGTGACACTGAATCCATACGTTCTGACAAACCACTCAAGGCTCATATAGTCTGGCACTTCTAGCTTACAGTGACTCATAAGGTATTCTTGCATAGTCCATTTGCGATTGACTGAGTTTAGTTTTCTAATATCATTTAACTCAAGACCTTCTTTGATAATATAAGGTACTGCTTTACTCAATACTTTATATGCTTCTAGTCTATGCTGACCATCACATACTTCCATTTTCTCATTGACAATGATAGGTATTTCTAAGTCACGATTTTCTATCTCACCTGATAGATCTTTGACGTGCTTATTAACTACATCTCTATTGCCTTTGAGATAAGTAAATATATGATAGTCTTTAGTATAATATATTCTATTCTTATTCAATGTAACCTCCATTACTATTGTTTTGTTGCATACATAACGAGTTGGCTTCTACCTGCACCACCTTTACGAGTGTCGCCATTGCGAGTAATTAAACCTTTTCGTTCAAGAGTAGCATATCGTGGGGTAATACTACCCTCACGAAATGTATTATGTTTATGTGACTTTATAAGATGACTCCAAACTTCATCATGTATAGCACCTATTTTACCATGTGCTTTGATAGAACTAAGAACTATCTTTTCTAGTCTGTTAGTGTCCACTTTTTCGGCAGCTTCCCATGATGTTTTAGGATCATGGGTTCTTGCCATTGCAGGTGTGAATATAATACCTTGTCCTTTAGAATGGGATTTCATCTTTAATCTCCTCACCATCATTGTTGTATGTTACTGATTCATCACCGACTCGTGGTGTCTTGTCACCTATCCGTGCTGACAAGAACTTCGTATTGCCATCTTTGGATATAGTTTTCCAACAAGCAATCCTGCGACTGTCTTGATTGGGCAGTGTTACTGGACCACTGAAGTCTGGTGACTTCTCGTTCTGAGACTTGTCGTTTTCGTACATAGTACCGACTTTGGCATAGACATCTCGTGCAGTACCACCATCAGGTAGTGAGGCTTTGACAATGACAATCCTATGCTCTGTGCCATTACTGTCTAGCTTCCCTTGCACAAGCAGACTTTCATCTGCTCGTGGTTTGAAGAAACTACCTCTGTCTGTGTTATCATAATCCATCATCTTGTCCTTTCATTTTTGGTTTTGATGTAGTTATTGTAGGTTGACTTGCGACATTACCATCATCATCTTCGGAAGGTAATCCGTACACACTCTGCAAAGTATATCTTTTGTAGTATGTGATAGCTGATCCAATTTTCTGTGGATTTTCCATGTTTGCTTTTGCTAACATTATAGGTAGCTTTGACTCAATGACAGTATCATCATGCTCGTGCATTACTTTTGTAACAACAATTGGTATGACATAACCTATTTCATTATCGTCAAAACCTTTTTCATATGTCATTTCTTGAGTAAAGAACAAACCAAACTGATTGCCTTGCTTTACTGCTTCGATAACTGACTCTAGTGTAGAGTAGTTACTTCTGAAGTGTGGGTTTTTACCATCTTTCTTTGCAGTGACAGCAAGTTTTTGGAACTCAAGAAGTGCAGTCTTTATTGTGTGCTTCTTGACAGTCCATACTTTACTAGGCTCTGCTTTTTTGGTATTAGTTTTAGTATCTGTCATGTGTAACCTCCATTATACAGATAGTTGAAGGGGTGAGTTGGGTCTACTCACCCTTTCTTTGTTATGCGAATTGACCCTCGCTTATCTCTTTTTACACTGATAAGATGATTATAGATTTCTGACTCATCAGGTTTTATTTCTTCTTTCAAAGATTTCTTGGCAGACTCAAACATTTTTGCATAGCTTTCATTCTGAAGATATGCTTCTGTAGCTGATGTAAATGAATTACTCCAAGTAACATCTCGTTTGGTCTTTCCATTGATAGGTATCTTGTCTGTCAATAGTTTGTCGAGTACAGTATTAACATCTTCAGGTTCATTACCATGCACTACACAATCCCAAAACATTTTGATTTGTGAAAGCATTTGATCTTGGTAATCAGCACTAGCATCAACAACTACTGCATCATATCTGTTACCAAATATTACAGATAGTAGTCCTTGCTTTGCACCTGATAGATACATATAGAACTGAATTTGTGGCATATAGAAATCAATCATATGCTCCATAGTATTCATACTGTGTGTGTGTTTACATTCAATAAGTACATTGTTAGGATAGTCATATCCATCAAGTGTACCTTGTAGGTTTATGCTGCCATATTGCTTCTTGAATGGCACTTGATTAGAAAACCCATAGTCAAATTGTTCTTGTGACCATTGCATATTGAATGATTCTGTTTGTGATCCAAGCTGTACATTGAACTCACGAGACAAATCTTTACGACCGATCTGACCCATCTTGATCTTGTATAACTCGTTCCATCTTCCTTGCATCAAAGATACCATATCGCTACCTCTGATAAAGTCCTCACGCATAGGTGAGTGTCGTATATCTAGTGTCATTGAAACCTCCATTTCTGCTATCAGCATACACTATTTATTTAATTATATCAATAGTTTAACTAAATAAATTTGGTCTTTGCAAAAGATCAGACCAAATTTTTTAGGGAAACTATTAGCTAGGTCGGTAATCATAATTCCTATTTGTTGCAGTCATACCTGCAGGTTGTAGATTATCTTTCCTATCAGGATAGAATAATAAATGCTGATAATAACTGTGATAGCTATTTATCTTTACATAACCTGCACGATCTAGTTCATCTAGTTCTTGTGGCACATCTTCAAATCTATCTTCCATTTTTTCTCTCCCATTCATCATCTTCTATTTGTACTTGTCTGTTCCATAACACTAACCCATAATCATATCCTTGTTTATAGTAAGCAGAAAATAATTTACTTTCATCTTGCTTACCTACAAACAAACCATCAGCTACACCATCTTTAAAGAATGATAAGTAACCTCTACGTTTTATATCTTCAGGCTTTTCCATTTGCTTTACTCCTCATTAATGCTTGTGCTAAGTCATAAATCATATGATCCATTTCCCAACATTTGATATTATATTCTTCACACTTAGTTTGAAATTTATTAACCGACATTGATGAAACTTTATTCAATGTTTTTTCATCTATCTTCTGCTGCAAATCCCAATCATCTTTGTTGCTCATTTTTCTTCCTCCTCTTCATCATTATAAAACACAACGATAGAATGTATCCTATCACTGTTAGGGTGATCGCCATTTCTTCTGCTCATTATCTTTTCATAATCAGACTTGTCTGCATATGCCCAGTTAGTGTGACCAGTTATTTCTTCGCAGCATTCATCAATGCTGTCTGAATCATATCTACTCATTACTTATCTCCTATTGATGCAATTAGTTTACTTGATATCAACTCCACCAGTGACTTACGATAGTATAGCTTTGGCTCTACATATTGATAGATCTCTGCCAGTGATGGGAAGAACTTACTGTTTAGACATATCTTGTGACACGCATCACGCAATATATCTGCAGGTATGTGGCTGAGTTTAGTGGCATAGACCTTAGCCTTTAGTGCCATGTCTCTCTCGGTCAATGCTGATTGTTTGGCAGTACATACCATGACTTCCATGATCCAGTCTTGAATATCTTTGGGATCAGCTACAGTCATAGCTTCTTGCATAGTCTTGATAACAAGATCTTTCTTTCTTGCAAGACGAGAAGCTACCTCTGATATAGTAGGCATCTCCCATCTGAAGAATACAAATGAACTGTTGACTCGTTCATTTATCTTGCAGTTCAGTGTAGACTCTAGCATAGAATGAATCTTCTTTGTGTATCCGTTTGGATCTGTACCCCACTGCTGAACGAGAGTTTTTGCGATCGGTCTGTTTGTCACACCATTTGCAATACTCCTGATCCCAGTCTCCTCTACGATACTGGTTGTTAATGTAGAAATGTTTGAAGTATTTAGTTTCTCTGTCATGGTTAACCTCCTTGTATTTGTCCATGATTGCTTGGCTTGGTTGCCAATCTTTAGTTAGTTTTAAGTTAAACTGACTCATTGTATTTGCTCCAGTACTCATTCCATACGTCTGTCGCAATAGCATTGCACCAGTCTTTGTCTGACTGATGGGTTGGTTTCATCTTGTAGTTGATGTATCGCTGTACTTGTGACACATCATCTGCTTGTTCTACTTGTTGCTCAAGACCATCAAGTGATACAACCTGATCGTAATAATCTTGCCATAGTTTTTTGTATTTGTTCATTGTTTACCTCCACTACTTTGAACTATCATTTCTGTAACTCTTGCAGGAGTTACAATAGTATCATTGCAACTGTTGCAACATCTACCATCTGATATTGGCTCGGCACAATTACCTTGATCCCAATACATGATTCCTTCTTCTGTATATTGTTTTTCTATTTCTTTGTGGCATATCACACACATCATTTGATTATCTCCTTAAATATTTTATCAGGTATTATGGCAACCCATCTTGGATCACCAGTCTTACGTTTATACATTGCAATATCTTTCCCCTCTAACACCTTGAATACACTAGGGAATTTATCTACTGCCCTGTATTTTATTTCGACAACATACTCTACTCCTTTGATTACAAGTTTGATGTCACCAGTATGTTCTCCTCCCAGACTACCTGAGAGGGGAACCTTTTTCACTGGTAACTTCCATGAAGTAAATAGCTTTACAAACCAATTCTCATGATAGTTACCTTTGATCTTGCTTTTACTCGCCATCTTTTATACCAAGTTTTTCAAGATCTTCTTCCAGTCCACGAACTGTTCTCTTTAATTCATTGATAAGTTTATGCAGTATTATTATTTTACCCTGCAAGAATGACTTATCCATGCCTTCTTTTACTAGTTGGTCTATTACATTATTCATTAGAACTCTCCATCATCATGTGAAATTGTAAGATAAATTTGCAATGCTTCACACCAACATAGCAAATTAAAAAGTTTGGGTTCAACAAGTTTACGTTCCCATTGTCCAAACAACTTAGTGTCGATACCAATATCTAGAGCAAGTTTTTCTTGCGATATTTTTCTATCTTTTCGCAACAAAACTAGCTTGTCAATTAGTGCTACATATTGATATCTGACTGTGTTTTTCATTGTATTAGTGTAGCCACGCATCAAGGAGAAGATGCGTGACTACTACCCAACCAACTTAGGTATTACTGAAACTATGTTTGATTTGACTGTCCATCATATCATTGAGAATATCAGATGCTTCTTTACCTTGCCAATCTTTTGGTGCATTTTGTTGCTCCCATATCTTGATTGTTTTGGCAGTCATTTTGTTGACCCAAAACTCAGGGTGATTGTAGCCATATGGTTTGGCAACGTCACACATATGATCGTACATTTCTCTGAAGTCTTGTGGTGTACCAAGTCTAGCATAGGCTTGGCACATTTTTAGTTCTGCTGTTGTGTAGTTGATGTCCATTATTAACCTCCATTAATTGAACATTGAGTCTGACTTAGACATATATGATAGCATCTTACTATTACGTTCTACAATAGTTTTGTTGGTGCTACTGACATTTTCTGGGTGAGATATCCAATGTGTTACTGCATTGTATAGACCCCATTTGTTGCAACCAATACTTTCTCTGTAGTCTCGCCAGTGTTGTTGCAGCTTGGCATACTGTGTTTCATTACGATACCTGCCATCAATAGTTGGCTTTGGTGTGTAAGTAAGTTTGTCAAACAAAGATACTGCTTCATCATATTTGACTGGTGTATTGTACCACTCACGAAAGCGAGGCTCATTACCACGAAACAAATTGATAGAGTCTTTGATCTGATCGAAGTTGTAGTTGAAATGACCATTGTGTTTTTGTCTGTAGTTGGCAACCTTATCAGGTGTAGTGCAACCATTCATGCACCACAGACGTAAACCATCAGCTTGTATCATCACGGACCAAACACCATTGTATGAATTACGAAGTGTAATTTGAAATGCAATGTAGTCTTGCATTGCAGGATCATCAAAGCAAATCTCTTTGCATATGATCTTGGCTTCCATCATTGCACCATTGTCAATCATATTTACTTGTGTAACATATGGTGTATTCATACTGTCAACAATATCAATTACTGGATCAAGTACTTTTGCATGAGTGACAGGTCTATATGATTTGGAATGATTACCAAGATATTCATCTGTATCTGTTCTGATAATCATTACACGATCAGGACAATATACATCACCACTTGGATCATCATCTGCTCTTCCCATCATTGGAATTGTTTCAATAGGAAAGTTGTATTTTGCAGGTCTGTCTATTAGTTTAGCTAGTTGTGTCATGTGATTCATTGTTACCTCCTTGAATCAGTTTGGGTTAAAAGCTACAAGTGCAAATACAAATGTAGCAAACATTAATATACAAAAGATTATGTATATCAAATAGATTATAAAATAATTTGTCATAGTGTAATTCCTTCTGTAATACATTAGTGAAAACGTCTCAGCCAACCTCCTAAATGTTGAGCCAATCTTCCCCATCTGTAATTCAACAAAAAAAAAGAACCTCTGTTCTGCGTAATGCAGAACAGAGGTAGTTACTCTCTAAGAGAGAGTAACGAACTTCTTTTTGACCTTAGCAACTTTAGCTTTGGTATTTGTTGAACCAACAGATTTCCTATCAGGATCAAACTTAGAACCATATAGATTTTCATAACTGTCATTATGAGTATCATAACAGTTCTTCACAACATCATAGTCCTCTTTTAGTTGTGACAGTTTATCTTCTAACTTGTCAATATCAGTCGGAAAACCAAAACCACTACGTCTTTCGATAGCCATTCTAGCGTAACCACCATTGGTATCCATAGCATTATCATCACTATTCAAGTCCTGAAGAGCGATACAACCTGCGTTGTATTCGTTCTTGACTTGATTAACAACTCTATGCAACGAACCCATAAAACAAGTAAATAAGTATTTTTTCTTATATCCAAGTTGGGAGCCATTCTTGGTATCTTTTTCTGTGATACCAAAATCATTTAGTACTTCTAGTATGTTTGTCTTAACTTGTGTCATTTGTATCTCCTTTGTTATGTTGATGACAAGCTCTGTCAATCATGGTGTCGCAACTACAAATAAGCGTGTCGCTGCAGCGACACACAATAACAATTACAAGAATAAAATCGTCTCTGTCGAGGCGAACAGCCGAGCTATTTTATACTTGTAATTAGCGACATTGTGATAGACAGCAAGTCTTGGCTCAACAGAACTAAGGAGATTCTCACAAATGACCAAGACAAACATACTTAGATGTACTTGATTTTGATATTACAGAAACACTGGGAGATACCAAGAATGGTGGACAACGACCTCACCTACCCTCGATATTCCCATCAGCTTTAAGGTATTTACTTGTTGATTGGGAGTCATTGCACACCTAGTATTTACCTTAGTAAATACGTAAGAGTGTCGAGTCTGTGGCGAACAGCGAGACTTCTATCGTGCAATGACGTTGAGAGTCGCTGTAGCGACACCTTATGTTTGATACTTTTATAAAGTAGAAATCCATGTGAAGCCACGGAGCAACAAAGTAAAAAGCATGACTTTTTACGTCTTTGTTGTGAGGACTGCAACATGGTTAGTTTTGTCCACTTTGGCGATACAAAGTGGCTCGTATCAATATAGTGGCTCTTTGTAATGAGTGAGTCCAATGACGTAAGTCATTGTTTTAACTAGAGAACTAGAATACCCTTGACATATGAAATTAGCTAATCCATAAAAGGGGGGTAAGGGGGGTTCTCTTGTTAAAACAGCTAAGACTCACAAAGAAACAAAAGACACTAGTTGATACGATCGTAGCATTGGGTTGCAGTATAAAAGAGGCTAGTGCAAAGTCTGGATACGCAGAAGGCGAAGCAGGTAGAGTGACAGCCAGTAAGACTTTGCGATTGCCTCATGTCCAAGAGTATATGCAACAAATGGTAAGACAGAGTATTGGTCTTAATGCTACGATAGCTTCTAGGAAGGTATTAGACTTAGCGAGTAGTGCTAAGTCTGAATACGTACAGCTAGAAGCTAGTAAAGACATACTAGATAGAGCAGGTTACAAACCAGTAGAAAAATCAATGTCGCTAGTGCAGGGTAATATCTCTGTGTCCATAGACCTAACTTGACTAGGGGGTCCAAAAACTTGTATGCTTATACTGACAGTGGTCTCATACAAACATTAATATTCAAAAAGGTTCGATATGGCTAAGACACCTGCATGGACACGAAAAGCAGGAAAGAATCCTAAGGGTGGATTAAATGCTAAAGGTCGTGCCTCATATAAGAAAGGCACATTGAAAGCACCAGTTAAGAGTGGTGACAATCCTAGACGAGCTTCCTTCTTGGCTCGAATGGCAGGAATGAGAGGACCAGAGAAAGATGCTAAAGGAAAACCTACTAGATTATTATTATCGCTTCGTGCATGGGGTGCTTCGAGTAAAGCAGATGCTCGTGCAAAGGCTAGAGCAATATCAAAAAGAAACAAAGCAAAGAAAAAGGCTTGACGAAACGAGAAGAAAAGTTGAAGTATTAAAGAAACAACTTAGAGAAAGGAAAGATAAAATGCCAATGGGTAAAGGAACATATGGAACTACTAAGGGTAGACCACCAAAGAAGAAGATGACTGCAAAGCAAAAGACATTACCTGCAGCTTTACAGAAAAAGATAATGGCATCTAAGAAGAAGAAGTAGATGGCAGTTAATGCAGCAGGTAATTACACTAAGCCTTCAATGAGAAAGGCTTTGTTTAATAGGATCAAAGCGAGTAACAAAGGAGGCAGATCAGGTCAATGGTCTGCTCGTAAGGCACAGATGTTAGCCAAACAATACAAAGCTAAAGGTGGAGGTTATACTTCCTAATGGCAATGAAGAAATCACAAAGGTCGCTTCGTGCATGGACAAGACAAAAGTGGAGAACGAAATCAGGTAAACCTAGTACACAAGGGTCAAAGGCAACTGGCGAACGTTATCTACCTGAGAAAGCAATTAAGGCTTTATCTTCCAGTGAATACTCCAAGACTTCGGCTCTTAAACGCAAAGCAATTAGAGCAGGTAAACAAGTATCTAAACAACCCAAGAAGATTGCAGCAAAAACGAGAAGCTACAGATCTTATTCGTAGGTTAAAACAATGATTAATATATACTTCGAACTATTTAAATTTTTTAATAAGATAGGTAATTATTTTTATAATAAGTACTGTAGGAGTCTGCAAAGTAAACAATTGCATACTCGAACACGAGTTGTTAAATGACATTCTTACATACTTTAAAGGTTGAAGAGAGACGAATACTTCGTGAAGTTGTAAAGCGAGTTCATCTAAAACACCACCCCAAAGAATTTTGTACTGATAGGGAAGCCGACAAAGTAATAGCAGTTATTGGTCCTGAGACTGTAGATACTCTTCTTAGAGTCGGAGTTAATACTAAAATTGATAGAGTTTAAATACAAACCTGATGGTCAAGTCATAAAAGACTTTATGAAAGATAATACTTTCTTTCGTGGCATTAGAGGTCCAGTTGGTAGTGGCAAGTCCGTTGCTTGTAGTATTGAGATATTTAGAAGAGCATTGATGCAGGAGAAAGATAAGAATGGTAAAAGAAAAAGCAGGTGGGCGATTATCAGGAATACGAATCCTCAACTCCGTACGACAACGATTAAGACTTGGCTTGACTGGTTTCCTGAAAATGAGTGGGGAAAGTTTATGTGGTCTGTACCATATACACATTTTATTACCCAAGCTGACTTGGAGATGGAAGTCATATTCCTTGCACTTGACAGACCTGAAGATGTTAAAAAATTACTTTCGTTAGAACTTACTGGTGTATGGGTCAACGAAGCTAGGGAAATACCCAAGTCAATTATTGATGCGTGTACTATGAGAGTTGGCAGATATCCTAGTGTGAAAGATGGTGCTGCAACTTGGAGTGGTGTTATCTGTGATACTAACAGTCCTGAAGAAGATCACTGGTGGTCAATCATGAGTGGCGAAGTTCCAGTACCAGACCATATAACTTTGGAAGAAAGTCGTATGTTAGTTAAGCCTGATAACTGGAGATTCTTTACACAACCAAGTGGTATGCTTGAAGAGAAAGATGAGGACAATGCCGTTATTGGATACAAGCCAAACAAAGATGCAGAGAACAGAAAGAATATATTAGAAACATATTATCCTAACTTGGTACAAGGAAAGACTAAGAGTTGGATAGATGTTTATGTAATGAACAGACTGGGTAGTATCCAAGATGGTAAACCAGTTTATAATATGTTTGTGCATGATACCCATGTTGGTAAGGAAGAAATACCAGTGGCAGATGGTGTGCCAGTATATATTGGATTGGACTTTGGACTTACTCCTGCTGCAGTCTTTGGTCAAAAGGTAAGAGGTAGATGGAATATACTACAAGAGATTGTAGCTTTTGATATGGGTATTGTTAGGTTTGCAGAATTGTTAAGAGCAGAAATAGCAACACGATATGCAAACTGTGAGGTGCATATCTATGGTGATCCTGCAGGTGACTTCAGATCACAGACAGATGAATCCACACCTTTTCAGATATTAAGAGGTGCAGGATTAAGTGCCAGACCTACAATGAGTAATGATGTTGCGTTAAGAATTGAGTCTGTGGCATCTGTACTAAATAGAATGGTTGATGGGTTATCAGGAATTTTGATTGACTTTAGGTGCAAAGAATTGGTAAAAGGGTTTGAGGGTGGTTATCAATATAGACGTATGCAGGTTTCAGGTGAACGATATGAAGATAAACCTCTCAAAGACCGATACTCACATATCCATGATGCTTTGCAGTATTTGATGTTGGGGTCAGGCGAGGGAAGGCAGGTACTAGGCATGAACAAAAAGATTGAACCTTTTAATGCTAGAGTAGAGTATGATGTTTTTAATCGCAGACCCAAGCAACAAAAAAGGCAGGGTCTATGGGCAAGAATGTAAGGAGTTAAATATGTGTTTACCTAGAAGTTCAAGACCACCTGCTCCTACAGTTGAGGAGAAGGAAGAGGAAATGGAAAGAGAAGCTCAAGAAGAAGTTGAGACAGAAAAGAGAACAGATGCTCGACAAGATGTGCTTGAAGAAAACATAACTCGAAAAAGAAAAGGTAGTGGTAGACGATCTTTGCTAAGAGGTTCAGGTGGTGGCATAGGTTTCTACAACGAATACGATAAGTAATGCACGAAAAAACTGTAGAACAAATGCTTCAAAGATATGAGAAGGCTTTATCTGTAAGGTTAGAGTTTGAAGATCTTTATGATGAAATTTTTGAGTTTTGTTTACCACAACGTCAGGGTTTCAAAAACTATTCGGCAGGTCAAAGACGAGATGATAAGATCTTTGATGAGACTGCAGTCGTAGGTATTCAGGAGTTTGCATCAAGACTTCAGGCAGGATTAACTCCTAACTTTGCTAGATGGGCAGACTTTGTTACTGGTCAGGAAGTTCCTGAAGGTGAAAAAGATGATATCAATAATGCACTTGATGGTGTCACTGATTATGTATTTGAGATATTGCAGACATCAAACTTTGCTCAAGAGATACATGAATGCTTTATAGACTTGGCACTTGGTACTGCAGTTCTTTGTGTTATGGAAGGTGATGCAGTTAATCCCATAAGATTTCAATCAATCCCATTACCTCATGTAGTTTTAGATACTGGACCTGATGGCAAGGTCGATCATGTTTATCGTGAACGTATGTTAAAGAATGAAGATATACCAGTTGCCTATCCTAATGCAGTCTTGACTCCACAGATGGCAGACAGAATTACTAGAAATCCTGAAAGTAAAACCAAGATACTTGAGGTATCATGTAGATTATATGATGATCCTAATGTTGAAAAGTATGGGTACTATGTCATAGATGTAGCAGATAAAGCTATGATAATGACTGAGATCTATACTGGTGTAGGATCAAATCCATTTATAGCATTTAGATGGAGCAAGGCAAGTGGCGAGGTATATGGCAGAGGTCCTGCATTAAATGCTCTTAGTGCAATCAAAACTTGTAACCTTACTATAGAAATGATTTTAGAAAATGCTCAGATGTCTATATCAGGCATCTATCAGATTGATGATGATGGTGTAATTAATGTTGATACAATAAACTTAGTCCCCGGCACAGTGATTCCTAAAGCACCAAACTCACAAGGGTTGCAACCAATTAGATCAGCAGGATCATTTGATGTGGCTAACCTTATTTTAAATGATATGAGGAATAATATAAAGAGAGCTTTGTATAATGATATGTTAGGTGATCCCAACAGAACACCTGCATCAGCTACCGAAGTTGCAGAACGTATGGCAGATCTATCTCGTAAGATAGGATCAGCATTTGGCAGACTGCAATCTGAAATGGTGCAACCATTATTACAACGAGTTGTCTACATATTACAGAAGCAGGGTCGGATAGAAATGCCGACAGTTAATGGTAGAGAAGTAAAGATTCGTAGTGTTTCTCCCCTAGCACAAGCACAATCCAATCAGGATATTGTGTCGTTGAATAGATTTCTACAAACTGTAGCAGGATCATTCGGTCCTGAGATTTTAAATATATTAATATCTTCAGAAGAAACTGCATTGTATTTAGCCAAGAAGTTTGGTGTACCTGATAACTTAATTAGAGATGCAGATGAAAGACAGCAGTTAGTACAGATGGCACAGCAGATGCAACAGCAGCAACAACAAGGAGAGTTACCAAATGCCTCAACACTTGGGGGTTGATGGATATCCAAGACCTAAAGAAAAAGACGAACAAATTTCAAAAGTTATTGATTCAGTATTTAAAACTCCTAATGGTAAGGAGGTGCTTCAGTATATGAGGTCAATAACTATTGATGCAGTAAGTGGTCCTAACATATCTGATATAGAACTTCGACATTTAGAAGGTCAAAGATATTTAGTCGCTTTATTAGTTAAACGAATCAATCATGCAACGAGGTTAAAACAATGAGTGAAGAACAAGTTACACCAACAGAATCTGCTACAGATACCCCTACAGAAACTACTACACCTCCAAGTGTTACTGAGTCTGTAGCAGAACCAACAAGACCTGAAGGACTACCTGAAAAGTTTAATACTTGGGAAGATATGGCTAAGTCATATTCTGAGATAGAGTCTTGGAAAGGTAAGAAAGAAGAAGATATAAAGGCAGGACTTCTTCAGGAACTAGAGACAGAAGCCTACTCTAATAGACCTGCAAGTTCAGGTGACTATCAAATACCTGAAGTATTAGACGAGGGTGAAGCTGCAACTAATCCACTTCTTAAATGGTGGGCAGATTATTCTTGGGAGAATGGCTTATCACAAGATGAGTTCAATGAGGGAATAACTAAATGGGCAGAGCATACTGGATCAAATCAACCTGATCTTGAAGCTGTAAAGAAAAGTCTAGGTGACAATGCTAACCTAAGAGTAGAAGCTACACAGTTATTTGTGCAAAAGTTTTTTCCTGAAGAGTTGCAAGATGCAGTTGCAGAACTGGGATCAACAGCAGAGGGAATCAAAGCATTAGAACTAATACAAAGATCAATGCAACAAACTAATGTTAATCCACAAGCCACTGCACCTGCTAAAACAACTATTGAAGATCTTATGACTAAGATGAAAGATCCTAGATACTATGATCCTACAAGAAGAGATAGGGCATTTGTTCAAGAAGTGACAGATGGCTTTAAGAGAATTTAAAGGCGAGGGTATCTATGATGGATACCCAATCGTTAAAGCCAAAGTAAGTCATGTAGATTACCTGCAAAATAACCTAAGAGATGCAGATGTTAGGGAGTGCATTATACATGGTGCTACTCCTTTTCGTGCATTGATGGCAGGTATTAGAGAACCAAATGGCGAAAGTTATACTGTAATGGTAGACAAAAAACCTGCTTTAATGTTTGGTTGCAACCCAATATACAGTAATATGATAGGTAAAATATGGGCATTAGGCACATATGATATCGAAAAAATACAAAGAAAGTTTCTTAAATGGTGCAATCCAGTAGTGGATTACTACCAAAAACAATATTATCAACTAGAAAATGTAGTACCTGCAGACCATGCCAACACCTTATCATGGCTTGATTTTGTAGGTTTTGAGATTCTTGATCCACCAGTTATGATAAATGGTTTTGCAGTTTTACGATTTGTACGTTGCAAAGGCGAAGAAATTTTGGTAAACAAAGAATATAGCCCAGTTGTTAGCTGATAGCCCTTACGGATAACTAGATGATGCTAAGATGGATAACTAGATAAAATGTAACATTAACTTTTTTGAGGAGAACTATAATGGCTAATACAATAGACACAGCCTTTATTACGCAGTTCGAAACAGAAGTTCATTTAGCTTATCAAAGAATGGGTAGTAAATTAAGAAATACTGTCCGTACTGTAGCTAATGTGAGTGGAAGTACAGCACGATTTCAAAAGATCGGTACTGGAACTGCATCAACTAAATCCAGAAATGGACAAGTAACACCAATGGAATTGGCACACACCACAGTAGATGTGAGTATGTCTGACTTCTATGCTGCTGAATTTATCGATAAGTTAGATGAATTAAAGACCAACATAGATGAGAGACAAGCTGTTGCAACAAGTGCTGCGGCTGCTCTTGGTCGAAAGACTGACGAGATCTTATATACTGCTATGGACTCAGGTGCTAATAGTTCAGCATTGCATGACACAAGTTCTGCAGTTGAAAAGGCAGACTTACTAAGTGCGTTTGAAACCTTTGGTACAAATAACATACCTGAAGATGGTGGCAGATATATTGCTATGCACCCAAAGGGATATGCTGACTTATTTTTAATTACTGAGTTTGCATCATCTGACTTTGTTGGTGAGCAAAACTTACCATTCGCAGGTGGCATGAGTATGAAAGAGTTCTTAGGATTTAAGATATTCTCTACTGCTGCAATTACTGCAGGTAAGAATATGGTCTATCATACAAGTGCAGTAGGATTAGGTATTGGTGCTGACGTAAGTACAGAACTAAATTATATACCTGAGAAAGTATCTCACTTAGCAACCTCAATGATGTCTATGGGTGCTGTTGTTATTGATAACAATGGTGTCTATGAACTTCTTGATAACAATTAATAGGAGGATCAAATGGCTTACGCAGCAAGTGGACTTCATAAAATGGCAGGTGCTAGTGGTGTTCAACTCTTTATCTACCAAACGGCAGATGCTATTGCGACTGTAAATACTGCAGGGTATTTTAATGATGCAGCAGGTATGCTGAATATTAGAGATCTCATTATAGTGATGGATACTAATACACCAACAACAAGTTTTGTTTCAGTTTTATCTAATACTGGATCAGTAGTTGACGTTTCAGACGGAACTGCTGTAGCAGAAACAGACTCAGACTAAAGGGAGGGGGAGCAATCCCCCTTATCTTACATGGCAAGTACTGTAGCAAATTCAGCAATTGATATAGCATCTAGGGCATTAGTTCTTATAGGTGCAGAACCAATTACATCTTTTGACTCATCTAGTACTGAAGCATTGGTAGCAAGTAATATGTATGAAGATACTGTTCGTGCTACATTGGCTACAGCAAGATGGAGATTTGCATCAGAACAAGCTATACTAAATCAACTTACAGATAAACCGACTGGTAGATTTGATATTGCTCATCAACTTCCAAGTGATCTTCTTGTTCTACATGGTGTAACTATCAGTGATAGATTAATAGAATATACTGTGTATGGTGACAAAGTATTTAGTGATTCAACTACTGCTGACACTTTGATAGCAGACTATACATTCAGAGCAGAAGAAGTCAACTTCCCAAGTTATTTTGCATTAGCACTACAATACTCACTGGCATCTATCTTTGCTACATCAATAGCAAGAGATGATAGGCTTATGCAATTAATGGAAACAAAAGCAAATATGTTAATGGCAAAAGCTAGAAACCTAGATGCACAACAACAAACAACAAGAAAACTGTCAACATCTAGATTCATTACTAATAGGAGAAGTTAAATGGCAAGAGTGAGAGTGCCATTAAATAACTTTCAGTTTGGTGAAGTTAGTCCTGCACTTACATCTAGGACAGATACAAAAGTATATACTAATGCTGCAGAGCAAGTTAGAAACTTTTTTATTAGATCAGAGGGTGGTCTAAAGAAAAGAACTGGTACAAAAAGATTAGCTAACTTTGGCAGTAGTCCATCATTTACAGCAACAGCAAGTCTTAGACAGAGTGTTCGTATAGAACCATTTATATTTTCAGATGATGAAAAATATATAATAGCCTTTAGTAATACACGAATAGAGATCTTTCAGATAAATCCTAGTACTGGTGCAGTGGCATCTGTTCAGGCAATTACCAGTCAATCATGGTTAGTCAATACAACATCAGCATCTTATCTTGAAGAGATTACCTTTGCACAGCAAGGCGATCTAATGTTTATCTGTCACAATACATTTCAGACTAGAATATTAGAACGTACTGGTCTTACAACTTTTGCAGTATCCACATTTAACTTTGATACATCAAGAGATGGCAATGATATATTCCAACCATACTTTAGTTTCCAACCATTAGGTATGACTATGGCTTGTAATGATACAAGTGGCAATAGTAAAACATTAACTGCAAGTTCTGATTACTTTGTATCAGGTCATGTAGGAACTGATATACTTATAGGTGAAACTCGTTGTCGTGTTACAGCAGTAGCCAGTGCAACATCAGCTACAGTAAATATACAAGGAACATTAAGACAGCAATTAGAAATAGATAGTATAAAAACATTTGAAGGTAGTGGCACAGTAAGAGTTACCAAAGCCTTGCATGGTTTAGCAACTAGTGCATCTATTACAATAGAAAGATCAGGTGCAGTTGGTGGTATTGCTAATAGTAATATCAATGGAAGCAGAACTATAACTGCTGTTCCTGATGAAAATACATTTGAATTTACTGCAGGTGGCAGTGTCACTGCTACATCAAGTGCAATTGGTGGAGGAAGTCCACGAATAATTACTGGTGCGGCAACTACAGAATTTAGCGAACAAAGTTATTCATCACTTAGAGGGTATCCTGCTGCAGTTACATTTCATCAAAATAGATTATGGTTTGGTGGTACACTGGCACAACCTGATGGTATTTGGGGTAGTAAGTCAGGGCAGTTCTTTAACTTTGATATAGGTGATGCTAGTGATAATGATGCTCTTGATCTTACTGCAAACGTAGGTGAGATATTTTCTATAAGACATTTAGTGTCTAACAGAGATTTACAAGTCTTTACTACTGGTGCTGAGTTGTTTGTTCAAGCACCAACTGATAAACCAGTTACACCTGCTAATGCACAGATACGCAGACAAACACCTTATGGTGCATCATTTGTTAAACCTACAGTGTTTGATGGTGCGACTTTGTTTATACAGAAAACTGGTAGTGCATTGAGAGAGTTTCTATTTACAGACTCAGAGGCAGCATATACTTCTGTAGCAGTGTCAGGTCTTGCACCTCATTTAATATTAGATCCAGTACAGATGACATCAATCAAAGGTGCATTGAATAGAAGTGAGTCATATGCTTTTCTTATAAACAATGATGGCACAATAGCTGTATTCTATTCTGTAAGAGGAGATCAAAAGGCAGGGTGGACATTGTGGGATACGCAGGGAACATGGCATAGTATATGTGCAGTCCACGAAAGATTGTTTGTAGTTTGTGCTAGAGATGATGGATCAGGAACTACCAAGTTGTTTCTTGAGGAGTTTCAAACAGATATGCCTATGGATTTCTGTGATACATTTAGTGGGAGCAGTAGTGCTTTTGGTAGTTTGGGATCACACTTTGCTAATGATGCAGTCGTAAAGGCTACAAATGGTAATGACTTTCTTGGGTCGTTTACTGTGTCAGGTGCAGCAATAGATGCTAGTGCAGTTAAGAGTGGATTATCTCAGGCATTTATTGGTTATGGTTTTACTCCTACACTAAAAACTTTACCTATAGATGCTGCTATACAAGGTGGTCCTTTAACTGGTGAGCCTAGACAAATACCTAAAGTCGTATTAGATTTGTTCTCAACATTAGCAGTTAGTGTTCAAGGACCAAGTGACACATCAACAACAAGAGATTTAGTTATTAGAAATACAACGGATAGTGTGTCAGGTGGTTTGATGGAAAGATCTTCTGTCACTGGTAAAGAGGAGTTTAGGTTATTAGGATATAGTCGTGATCCGAGAGTTATAGTATCACAGTCTTTTCCTTTGGATTTACAAATTAACGGAATGATAGTAGAGGTGGCATTTTAATGGCATTACCAATAGCACTAGCAATAGCATCAACAGCAATATCAGTATTTGGAGCAATGAGTGCTGCCAAAGCAGCCAAACGAGAAGCTGCAATGAGAGCAAGAATGTTAGAAAATCAAAAGAAACAAGCAAAGCTAAGAGCAATTCAAGAACATAATTCTAGAATGGGTAATCTTTCTACGTTTATAGGAATCAATCAAGCTCTTGCAGGAACTATGGGTAGAGCATTAGGAAGTGACAGAAGTCTTAATGCTATAATAAAGAAAGCAAAAACAGAAACTTCTATAACTGTAGATAGAGCAAGAGTGCAATTAGCAGGTGAACAAGCACAAAGAAGTTTTTCACAATCAATGGCAATTATGAAAGGCAATAATCTTGCACGAGCATATAGATATCAAGCCTTTGGATCAGTATTAAAAGGTGCGTATCAAGTTGATAGATTGTCTGATAACAAAGATGTGATGAGTATATAATGGCAGAATTTATAAGGGCAAAACAATCATCATTTATTAACAAACCTATAGGTGTAGTGTCTGTTGATACTGGTGGAATTCAAGCAGGTAAGGTATTAGCTGATACTGGTGAACGATTAGCTAATATGTATTTTAAAGAAGCTACTGATCTTGAGCAAGAAAAAGGTAGAGATTATGTAGCTAATCTATCAACAAGAAAGATAGTTAAAGAATATGATATGTTTGATAATGAAATTGGTGAAACAAGTGAATTAAACTTTCAACCAATAGATACAACTTTAAGTTCTGTAGCACAAAGTACTGCAAAACCATTAATGCAAAGAAAGTATGCTTTAGCATTATCAAATGATTTATCTAAAAACTTAGAGCAAATAAGATTGGATTCTAAATCATCTGCCGAGTTTAGAGAGAATGTAAACAACTTTGTTCCATCATATATTGAAGAAATAAACAAGCTAGGTGGTGGTAATTTTACATCACAAATACAAGAAGGTGTGGCTAAACTTTCTACTCAACACTTTTTTGATATGGCACTAAAGGAAAAGAATGATAATATTCTTGAACTTGCTAATACACAAAGAACATTTACAAGCAGTGCATCACAAGAATTAAATGCAGTTGCATCTAATTATGCTAATGAAAGTAACTTTACAGAATTTTATAATGGTCTTAAGCAACAAAAAGCTGATCTATTAAGTTCATTTAATGACTCAGTAGATGAGTACGGATCTATTGGATATACTAAAAGCCAAGTTTCAAACACAAGAATTAATATAGAAACTACTGTTGCAAGAGGTTTGATAAAAGGATTTAGTAAAAATCTACCTGCATATAAAATGGAAAGTGCTGAATTATATCTTCGTAATGGCACAAAAGTAAGTGGCAAAGATGGTTTATCTGAAGATGAATTTAAGTTTCTTGATGTAGTAAAACAAGAAGCAGGTCAATATATACAAGTTGCGATTGACGAAGCTAATGGTTTGGCTGCTAATTTAAGAACTCGTGAAAGCGATATTCGTACAAGAAAAAACGAAATTCGTAAAGAAACAACTAATATAGAAACGGATATAAAAAATAGTCAGGATACTGTTAATAATAAACAAAACTTTGAAACATTTGCAAGTTTTACAAAACCTGAAGAGTTTGCAAAAGATTGGGTAGATACTGGTGGATTTGATTCAAATAAATTTCAAGAACTTAATAACTTAATTAAAAATTCGATTGGTGTAAAAACAAAAGTAAAAGGATTTGGATTTATTAATAATAGTGAATCAGATGCTCGTATTTTTCAAAATAGAATTATTGGGTATACAGCAACATCTTTATTTAGAAATTCAGAAACAATTAATACTGCAGAGAGTGTTGTAAAGGTCACTTCAAAATTAGCAAATCCAAATAAAAATATAGAGTTTACACCTAAAGAAAAAGATTTTTATAATGCAATGACAGAGTTATCAAAGTTTCATAGAGGAGGACCTGTTACTGGAAGTGATATAATAATTAAACAACTTAACAGTATTGTTAATCAATCAACTAAATCTGCAACATCAAAAAAAGCAGAAATATCACTGAACAATACATTATCAGATTTAGAAGCAGGAAAAATAGAAAACAATATTACAGATAGAAAAAATATAGATATTCATTATAAATTTACTAATACTACATTTCAAGATGGTTCATATAACCCATCAGAGAGTGGACCTGAGGAACATCAAATGTATGATAAAGCACTTATGAATAGAGGTGCAGGATCACAAAGTTTGATTACATCTTTAAATGCTTTGTCTAAAGGAACATTATCGGAAAAAGCAGCATTAAATGTTTTAAGTGTTTATACAAGAGCCGCAAATGCAAGGAGTGGTTATACATCTACTCCAAGAAATATGTTAATACCTGCAGGTATAGATGCAAATGTAAATGGCAAATTAGAAATGATAGCAGATTTGTTTATGGACTTTAAAGGTAGAAAATCTTTTTTTGGAACAGCAGGTAATGGTGCAAATGGACAAATAACATTGACACAAATTATTGATAAGGTAAATGCCATCAATGTAGAAACAGATTTTAGTAAAACTGATTTGTCTAAATATGGTGATAAAATTAAAAACGAAAAAGATTATCTATATAAATTAGGATTTAAATCTACTGAAGTTGCAGATTTGAGTGCTGCAGCAGAAATAGGTTTAAAGTTAAATATAGATCCTGATAAATTAAAGCAAACATTAACAAAAATAAAAGATGGTGTTTATCACGACACTGGTGGTTTTCTTGTTGATCCATTTTATTCATCAGTATTAAGCAAATCAAAGTTTGCATTTACAGCAGTTGTTCCTGATGACGAAAAGAGAATGAGTATAACAAATCTTATCAATTCAAAGTTACCTGCTAATGCTATGTTAAATAATACATCATTTGAAATTACAGATAATATTCGTGATGAAATAGATGTAATAGAAGAAGAGGGTAATATTGCTGAGGATACATTTGTTGGCAAACAAAAAAGTATCTCTAAAGATTTTATTGTTGGTCAAACGTCTGCTGAAACAACAATGAGAAAAATGACACTAAGAGATTCTCCATCAGAAGAAGTTGCAAGAAAAACATTTAGAGGTAAAAGAACAGAAGATAAAGTTTATCTTGCACCAGTAAAAACCTCTTTTGCAAGAGGTGATTCACAAAAAACAAATATGGTATATCAAGCAGTAGAACTTTCAGAAGATGGCACATTTATACCTTACATTCGTAATAATCGTTACTTTGTATTTAATATTGATACATTATTATCTGAGTTAAAGACAAGTGAAGATAGACTTGAAAGTATAGATGTAATGTCAAAAGAAGAAGCTAGTGGAGCAAAAGCAACAGTTGTTTTAGAGGATTTAAAATAAATGGTTGATGCTTTTCGAGGAAGATTAGGTCCTGATATAATATCTGAAGATCAAATATTTCGATTGCAGACTCGTGGTTCTACACCACAATTTACATTAGATACTGATGATGGTCATTCTATTTATGACACAGCAGCAGCACAGTTAGGGTATTCATATATGCCATTAATTGATGCTGTATCAAATGCAGTAAGATTTAGAGATGAAGAAGATCCTGATTATAATCCACTGACAGATATGATGGGTTATGAAGAATATTCTAAAGAACTTATTGATGCCAAAAATGAAGAGCATATGAGAGAATTAAAAACACAAATAGATGAGAATAGAGAAAGAAGGCAGATATTAGCAGAAAGCAGTATTCCTACACAACTAATAGCAGGTATCTTTGATCCTATAAATTTGTTTGCTATACCCTTTGGTGGCTTTACAGTTAATGCTGCCACTGCTGCTTTTCGTACTGGAAGAGGTGTGGCACTATTGACTGGTTTACAAGAAGCAGGTCGTTTGCCATTTGATCCTCTTGGTACTGTTAATGAAGCTGCAGGTAATGTTGCATTTTCATTTGTAGGTGGTGCATTAATAGGTGGTGCTGTTGGTGCCGTTGTAAGTAGGCAGGTTGGTGCAATAAAAAAATTAGAAGAAGATGCTTTAGATTTAATGAAGCAAGTAAATGAAACTCCTGATGCAACACTTTTACAAAAAGCAAAAGAAAGTAAATCTGATAGACCATTTTCTGTAGAAAAAGAAGTAATTGTAGATAAGAGTGGCAAGTCATCTCCTAGATATACTACAGAATATTTACAAGGTTTAAAAAAAGCATTGCCTAAAGAAAAGTTTGGTAATGAAAAAAGATTGGCAGATATGAAACAAAAAGGTCACGATCTTATTGCTGAAGATTTGCCACGAATAAAAGAAAATTTGAAAAATGCAAGAGAACGATTAGCAAAAATAACTGAGTCTGGAGAAAAGACAGTTGTCCAAAGCACTATTAGAGATCTTGAAAAACAAATGGAACTTGGTAATGCTTATAATAAAACTGTAGATGACTTAGAAACTAATCAAAGAATACTATCACAGATTGATGCAGAGTTATCTTTCAGAAGAGTAGAAGAAGATGCACAATTAAATACAGAACTAGCAGATCCAGTATCATTAGAAAAGAATTGGTTTTTAGATAGTTTTTTATATAAAGCTATACCAACACCATTAAAGGTTGCTTTACAAGATAGCAAAATACCAACAATGGTAAAGGAACTATTAGTAGATTTAATTGGTGATAGTGGCATGACACTTGTTAAAAACAAGTTTGGGTTGGCTACAAATAATTCTGTTTATCAACTTTCAAAAATACGAGAAGGTGAATGGGTTGCTACACATGATATTTTAAGAACAATATATAGTGAACAGTTTGGTAAAAATCTGTATGCAATGGATATTGATATAGATGATGTTGTATCACGAGTAAGAAAAAGAACTACTTATCATGACTGGCTTGAATCAACATATAAAAAAATATTAAAGCAAGAGCCATTAACCGATATAGAAAAAAGAGTTAAGTCACAAATTGATGGGTTTTTTCAAAGATGGGAAAAGCGATTAAGAGATGAAGGTATAATTGGTAGTAGTTCCTCTATTGTAAAAGAAATACAAAAAAAACAGCTAAGAGTATTTAGAGATGTAAAAGAATTACAAAAGATGGCAGTGTTAGATCAGGAAATGTCAGTAAGGTATAAAGACATATTAGATCAACTTGATGCACAATTTACTGGCAAAGCAGAAAAATTAGGATTGACTCAAGAACAATTAAAGTTTTTAGAAAATCTAAAGATGAAAGCAGCCAAAGGTACGTTTTTACCTACACCTTTGTTAGCTAAGAAAAATACTATAATTAGTAGATTAAATAAAAATAATTTTGACTTGCAAGATTTAGATGTAAATTTACGAGACACTAAGAAGAAAGCAGTTCTACCTGCTAATGAAGAGTTTTTCTTTCCACGATATTGGTCAGTTGAAAAAATTAAAGCTAATAGAGCAAAGTTTGCACAAGTATTAAGTGATTGGTTTAGGACAAATCCTACTGTTATGGTTACAAAAGCAGATGGCACAAAATTAAGAAGATCTGCAGAAACACCTGAGGAAATAAGCAGAGCAACAACTCCAGACTCTATTAGCAAAAGAGTAGATAATACAATAAAAGCTATTACTAAAGAAGGTGTTGATCTAACAGATGATTCTTTTGCCTTTTACGGATATGGGAAATCGTCACACTTTAGACATAGAGAATTAGACATACCTAATGCTTTAGTTACAGATTTTATAGAAGCCAATCCAGTACAAGTGATGAGAATTTACACACAAAGAGTTGCACCTAAATATGAATTTAGTAAAAAATATGGTGGCAGAACTATAGATGAAGTTCTTGATGATATTGATGATGATTTAATTAACGCAGGTAGATCAATGCGTGAAATTAATAAGTTTAGAAAAAACTTTTTACATTCATATGATCGAGTTGTTGGTAGGGTTTTGACCAATCCTGCAAGATTAGATATGAAGTTTGCAAATATGTTAAGAGATTTAGCACAGCTCAATTATCTTGGATCTGCAGGTATATCAAGCATACCTGATGCTGCAAAAGTATTAATGGAGCATGAACTTAAAAATGTATTTAAAGGTTTATATAATATTTTATCTGATTCAAAAGTTAGAATGACAAGAAAAGAATTAAGAGTTGCTGCCGAGGCTTTGGAGATATTGCAAGGTGATGCACATATGAAGTTTGTAGAAGATCTTACAAACAATCCTCTTGAAAATGGATTTAGAACAAAAGCTAGAAGTGCATTTTATATACTTAATGGATTAGCACCTATAACAAATATTATTAAAAAGTTAGATGGTATTGTTAGACAACATGAACTAATTGAATTTAGTGTAAAAGAACATAATGGTACAGCCACAGCTAAAGATATTGAATATCTCAGACGTTATGGAATAGATAAAGACACTAGTAGAGAGATTTCAAGTGCAGGTTGGGAAATGTCAGAGGGTGGTATGTATCTTGCTAACACTGATAAATGGACAACTGGAATTGTGTTTCCTGATTCAACAGCAAAAATAATATATGGTAAAACTGGTAAAACTATCGAAGGCAGATACATTCCTGCTTTTTTTAGAAAGAATGAAAATGCTATATATATTGATAGAGATTATATTAAGGGTGAAATGTTTGAGTCACAAGCATGGACTAATCCAAAACTAGAAGGTGTAAAGCCATTATCTATTACTGAGTTTAAAGAGCCACAAGATTGGTTGGATTTTGTAGTTATGCACGAAATAATGCACACAAGAAACAGTGCAAAAAGTTTAAATATTGATTTGCGAAAAAAAGGTGGCAAAGCAGAATACGAAAATAAAATAAATGAATTAGCATTAGAAGCAATTAAGAAACAACAAAAAGTATCTGATTCTACTGTTGATAAATTTAGGGTGGCTATGAACTCAGGTGTAGCAAATACAGTAGTAATGGGTACACCTGCTGATAAACCTATTATTTCAGATGGAGTTGCCTATATTCCAAAATGGATTGGTGAAAAGTTTGGTTTAAAAGAAGATGCAAGATATCGTGGATATACAAGAGTAGAAACTGGATTAGCAGGTTTACCATTTCAATTCTTTTCTTATAGTTTTGCTGCTGCAAATAAAATTACTGCAGCCATGGCAACTGGACAAGCAAAGAATAGAGCAGTAGCTATGATAACTGGTATGGGTCTTGGTTATATGTCACTGTCAATTAAATATGAATTAGCAGGTACAAGTTATTTATGGGATAAAATGTCGATAGAAGATAAAATGGCTAGATCATTTGATGCTTCAGGATTAGCAGCAATATATAGTGATGCTTTTTATACTGGTATGCAAACATCACTTGCATTAGGTGGACCTGATATATCACAAGGATTATTGCAACCTAAATTTCCACAAGATCCAAGTTATGTAGATGCTTTTACTGCTATTGGTGGAGCAGGACCAAGTATTGGATATGATCTTACTGAGGGTGCATATAAGTTTGCAGTTGAAGGTGACATGAAGGGTGCATCTCAATTTGTAAAAAATCTTCCATTTATGCGATTGTGGTTTTTAAGAGATCATGTGAACGAATTTGGAAGAATGTTGCAAGACACAGACGAAAATGATATAGATAAATTATTAAGGAATAGATTTTAATGACTATAGCTTTAAGTGCAAATACTCCAAGAGTGAGTTACACAGTTAATGAGGGTGCTAGTCAAACTTCATTCACTGTACCATTCGTATTTTTTACTGCATCAACAGATCTCAATGTTTTTGTTGATAATACTGCTCGGACATTTGATGCAAGTACATCAAACACATCACAATATACTGTGAGTGGTGGCAATGGATCTACTGGATCTATAACAACTTCTGTTACTGGTGCATCTGGTGGCAGTACTGTTGTCATTACAAGAGCAGTGCCATTGTCTCGTACCACAGACTTTCCAAGTTCAGGTGCATTTGAGGTAGCTAAACTAAATACGGAGTTAGATACTGTTACTGCAATACAATCTGATTTTAATGATGCTGCATCACGAGGAGTAAGGCTACAAGATTCTGATACTGCAGTATCAATGGAGTTGCCATTACTGGCTAGTCGTAAAGGTACAGTTTTAGGATTTAATGCAAGTACTGGTGCTGCAGAGGCAGGTCCTACAATTACTGCAGTGCAGTCTTTGTCGGCAGTCACAGCATCTATTAATTTATTAGGTACTTCTGCAGTAGTAGAGGACATGGGTTTACTTGCCACATCTGCAGTCATAGAAGATATGGGTCTTTTAGCTACATCAGGCAATGTAACAGCTATGGGATTGTTAGGTGTTAGTAGTGTTATCACTGACATGGGTATTTTAGGTACTGCCGATATTGTAGAGGACATGGGATTTCTAGGAACATCAGCTAACGTAACAGCTATGGGTCACTTAGGCACTAGTGCTAACGTAACTGCAATGGGCAAACTAGGTAATGATGCCACTGTAGCTGACATGGCTATACTTGGTACAGATGCAGTAGTTGCTAACATGGCAACTCTTGCAACCAGTGATATTATTGCTGATCTTAATACACTAGCCACAAGTGACATTGTAACTGATATGAATCTATTAGCTACTTCAGCCAATGTTACGGCAATGGGAGTACTAGGAACTTCGGCAAATGTAACGGCTATGGGATTACTGGGAACAAGTGCAGTTGTTACTGACTTGGGAATACTTGGTACTACAGCTATTGTAGAAGATATGGGCATACTTGCTACAAGTGCCAATGTAACTGCAATGGGATTACTTGGTACTAGTGCTGTTGTAGAAGATATGGGATTATTAGGTACTGCTGCAGTGGTAGAAGATATGGGTCTTTTAGCAACCAGTGCAGTAATAGAAGATATGGGTTTGTTAGCAACTTCAGCTAACGTAACTAACATGGCTACATTAGGTGC